CGGGAGCCTCAGCGCCCCGCCAAGCAGCCGCGCGCTATCCCGTTCGACGACAACGAGGACCTCGACGTCCCCGACTTCCTCAAGTAGTTGTGACCAGTTGCGCTCTGACCTGCTGAAACGCGCTCTGACCTGCGGAAACACACCGTTGGTAGTCGTTGGCAAGTGACGGCTGTACGCGGCGTGTTGCGGACTTCTTGCGGACTATCTGCGGACAGCACGACCCCCGGACTGCCTCGTTTCAAGAGGTCCGGGGGTCGTGCCGTGTCCGGCGCTGGCAGGTCTGCGGGGCCAGAGAGGTATCTCCCTCGCTGCCATCGCTCCCTTGTCCGGCTGTGAAAGCGAAAGGAAGCCGGGGGTGACGTTGACGCCGTGTTCAGTTGTGCTCATGCGGCTCTGCGGATGACGAACTCGTGGTGACGGACCCGGCCGCCGGCTGAGTGGACTTCGAGGTCGCCGTTGACCTCGTAAGCGTCTCCCCGCCACCGGATAGCGGACTCGGGAGTGATCTGAGTGCTCGGCCCGACCACGACCCGGTAGCGGGTGACCACGACGGCCCGGTCAGCGGACAGGACCTCGCCGGAGTCGAGCGGGGATAGCTCGGCGGGGATCGGCGGGGACTCCACGTTGACCGGTGGCAGCGGGTTGCCGTATGCGTCCTCGGCGGGGTTGCCGTACTCGTCGAGCGGCTGTGTGCGGACGATGACGGTGATCCGGTCGTGCAGGATCATGCGGCCCGCTTCCGGTAGCGGTTGAGCACGAACGTCTCGGCCAAGCTCCAGCCGGTGAAGCCACCCGCCAGAGACACGCTGCCCCGCTGGTAGCCGAGCTGTTCGGGGTTGGCCATCAGCCGCGCGGTGGCGGTGAGGATGACCGCGCCCACGTCCTCGGCGGGCTCCCCGGCGGCGAAGCCGTTGCCGCGGGTGTAGGACCTCGCCATCGCGGTGACGACGCCGAGGTGCTGGGCGGCGAGCTCCTCGGCGGCGAGGTCCCCGCCGATGCCGAGGAACGCGGTCACGTCCACGGCCATCGGGGCGTACATCAGACCGTGATCCCGGTGAGCGCGACGACGGCCTGTGGGTTCAGCGGGGCGGCGTCGTAGCGGGCGACGACCCGGATGGCCTGCTGGTCATAGTTGCCGTAGGTCTCGGTGAGGATCTTCACCGAGGGGGCGAGGTCGCGGGCGACGGCGACCTGGGAGAAGTCCACGAGCCCTACGCGGGCGGTCGGGGTGCCGCCCGTCGTGTCGGGCACCCGGTTCGTGATGACCACGGGCGCGCCGAAGAGCCGGAACACGCCGTCCTGCGTCGGGTCCGGCTGGAGCTGGTAGCGGTTTTGTGAGTCCTTCAGCTTGCGGAGCTTGATGAACTCGCGGCTGCGCATGACCCACTTGAGGGAGCCGGTGGTCACGTTCGCGGCCATCGCCAGCGCCCAGGCGTCGAGCAGCCCGTCGAGGGTGATCGCACCGGCCACCGCGAGGGTCTGAATCCCGGCGTAGTTGAAGATGCCCTTGGGGGTCGTGGTGCCGTCCCCTCCGGCGCCGAACAGCTGCGTGTCGAGGCTGGCGGCCACGTCGGTGACGAGTCGCTGCCGGAGCGCGGCGTCCAGGGAGATGACGGACTGACGGGCCAGCTCGTTGCTGTAGCGGGTCATCGTCTTGATGCTCTTCATCGTCGAGGGCAGCAGCGAGACCTCGTTGAAGTCGGGGTTTACCTCAGTGATGAGCTCGGACTCACCATGCCAGGCCGGGCTGGTCGGGTCGGCCATCTTCGGGATGCGTAACGGGCCGGCGGTGTCGAAGATGCGCGGGCCCGCGGAGAGGAACTGCGACTGCGCCTCGAGCGGCTGGACGAGCACGTTGGCGACCTGCGTCGCGGTCAGCTCGGCGGCGGTGACGGCTACAGCGGAGTTGAGAGCCATAAGAAAGTCCTGACGGTTCGGAGTGGTGTGCTCCGGTCGTCAGGACCGCTAAGCGAAGAGGGCAGCCGCCAGGACTGCCCTCTCATTGTACCCCGCCGGGACTTGGATCAGAGGTTGCTCCCTATGGTTGAAACGCACTTTCCAACGGTGGCAAACTCACCAGACGGCACGAACTCCGTGCGGCAGAAAAATACGGTCGTCGCTCGCGCGTTGAAGTCGTGGCTTCGGAAGAAGCTGGTGCACGGACCAGTGATGTTGCCGTCGAAAAACTGAGAAATCGAGCGACAGAATTGAAGAGCTTCGTTCCCGCCTGCTGCCGCGCTCGCCGGACTGGCCGCGGCCGGAAGGGCAATGCCCGCCCCAGCAAGAACCAGCGCGATACTCGTGCGCGAGACACCGTTGGACAGCTTCATGACTGTAGTCCCTTCTCTGTCTGATGTGGTGCAGCCCAAAGCGTCTCGTCGGGCTGCCTATTGAACGAACCCTAGGGTGCTCACCCTGGCGATGTCTCTAGTCAAAAAGGGCCATGCTCCATGCCGCCGGGGGTTCCTAAAACACGTAGATGCGGCGATCTTCTTTCTCGGGGTCCTTCGGCGGCGGCGGCGACATGCGTTCGAGCGCCTCCCGGATCAGTCGCACCTCGCGGACCAGCCGACTCCCTTCGTCCTCGGTGCTCACGACGCGAAACCACGGAGCATCCCGGCCAGGTCGACCGTTTCGCCGGTCTTGGTCGCACCCTGTCCTACGTCCCCGGAGACTCGCCGGGAGGCAAGGTGCGGCTTCCTGGTCAGCAGCTCGTCCACGGCCGTCGCGAGGGCCTCAGCGTCGTCGAGGTGGGATTCCTCGAACGGGAGGTCGGTCGGGTCTGCGAGGCGACCTGTGGCGCTCACCAGGGCGGTGTGCAGGCGTGCGGCCAGGTCGTCGGCGCGCTGTGCCCTGGTGCGGTGTTTGGCGGACTCGTCACGGAGCTTGCGGACGTACTCGGCGGGGAACTGCTCGGGCTCTTCCTCGGTGCTGGTCTCGTCGGTCTCCGAGACCGAGCTGTTGTCAACAACTTGGTCTGTGCCAGTCGTCTCGTCGGTGTTCTCGGTCTCGGGGGTCTGCTCGGTCATGCGCTTGTCCCTTCTTGGTTGAGGACCGGCCGCTGTGTGCAGCCACATCCCTTGTGGTGGTACATCTCGGCGTCGCCGGGGAGCACGTCCCCGGCGAGGTCCTGACACAGCGGGCAGGCTCCCCCGTTCAGGACGCGGGTCCAGCCGGGGATGCTGCGTTCGGTCATCGCTTGCCCGTAGGCGTCCTGCGCGGTGGCAAGGGTGACGGCGCGGGCGTGGGTGGCGTACTGCTCGGCCAGGTCGACGCCGGTCGTCGCGGCGATGGTTGCCAGCGCGGGCCGGTGGTCGACCTGGCGGGGAATCAGCCCGAGCGCCGGGACGGCTTCTCGGTGCTCGACGCTGAGCCACGCGGCGAGCGCCACGTCTGCCAGGGCGGTGCCCTGGTTGCCGGCCGCGGTCAGGTAGGCGGCGGCGATGGCGAGGAAGTCGGCTTGTGTGATGAGCCCTTCCTGCCAGGACCGGAACGCGGCGAGCACCTGTGCCTCGGTGTCGGTGGCGAGCTTGCGCAGCGTCTCGGTGTACGTCATGGCAGCAGCCCGTCAAGCTGGACGCCGGCACCGTCGAGGGCCTCGGCTCGGCGGGCGGCGCGGATGGCGGTGACCTCGTCGGCGTCGTACCCGAGGCGGGCCAGCGCGACCGAGGCGGGCAGCAGCCCGGCACCGTAGAGCTTGACGATGGCGTCGGCCTCTTGGGCGACCGAGCGGGTGGCGGCGTCGGCCCACTTCACGCGAACCGACACGGCCTCGGGGTCGACGTTGTGACGCACGGCGACCATGAGCCGGGCCACCTGTTCCCACGACCGGCCGAACGTGGCTTGACGGGCCTCTGCGCGGGCGGTCAGGGATGCCTCGGAGGCACGCAAGGCGTCGGCGGATGCGGGGTTGTCGGTGAACACGCCGACGTAGTGCGCCGGGAGCGCGGAGACGGCCATGATCTGCCCGAGCAGCACCCGCACGCTTGCCTCGTACCCGGACAGGTCAGCGGGGTCGAGCTGCCCGAACTTCGTGTCGGGGTCCTCGGAGGTCATCGCCCGGTGCCCTTCGGGGATCGGGTTCACGTCCACGGTGACCGGCTCCCCGTTTACGAGCACCGGCTGCCCCAGGTCATCGAGCACGGCTTCCTCGGTCAGCTCGATGCCGGTCGCCCAGCGGCGCGGGCGACCGACGTACTCGGATGTGACCATCAGGTCGGCCAGGGACTTGTTCAGCCCGTCCACGAGCGGCTTGAGGTCCTCGATCTCGGACACGCCGTCGTCGAGCAGCCGGTCCCCGTTGCGGAGCTGGACAACGGGCACCCAACCGAGCGGATTGGGGATAACCTCCACGACCCGGAAGCCGGTCGTGGTCGCGCCGAGCCCGTCCGAGCGGAGCCGGGTGATCCGGTCGGGCTCGTACAGCACGGCCTCGGTGGTGGTCAGGGTCTCCCACCGCTTGATGGCCGCGAGCACCCGACGGGAGCCGGGGTCGCGGAGCACGGCGACCTGACGGGCGGACTCCACCGACACCTTGGGCGCTCCGGTGTCGTCGGCCCACACGATGACGAACGACGAGCCGAGAGTCAGTGCCTCGCGGTGCGCGACGCCGGAGAGCTGGTCGAGGTCCTGCCCGATCCAGTCGGCCCAGAGACCGGCGTCGTCGGTGGTGCCGGCGAATCCGGTGAGCCGGAGCCGTTCGGCCAACGCGGTCACGGCCAGCCGCGGAATGTTCGATGCCATGCGCCCGAACCGGGAGCCGAGCGCGACCTTGGCCTCGGGTGAGAGGAACGTCAGCGGCTGCGTGCCGCCGTAGTAGGCGTCGGCCTCGGTGTAGCGGGCGGTGTTCTCGTCGAGCTTCTGCGCAAGCGTGGTCAGTAGGTCGGTCATGCGAATCCTCTAGCTTTCTTCCGGGTGCGTCGGGTGGCTCGCCAGGTGGCGCGGCTGTGTGCCATCACCAGGCACGCGGCGAGGTCGATCTTTCGGGCGGTACGGGAGCGGGACGCCTTGGAGAGCCGCATCCCGCGGGCGTCCTCGACGACGACGGCGGCGCCGACGTGCGCGGCCAGGCGGGCATCCCCGGAGTGCGTCAGCCGGCCGTTTGTGGCAGCCGAGAACAGGTCAGTGGTGGCGGCGGTCAGCCGGGACGGTGAGTGCGGGAACTCCACGACGGGCAGCCGTTCGGTTTCGAGGGCTTGCAGGGTGCGGGTCCAGCGGAACGGGTCAGCGATGACCTCCACGACACGCCAGCGGCGACACGCGGCCCGGATGGCGTCCTCCACGTCCGCGACGGGCACCCGGTAGGACTCGTCCCCGTTCGGGCGCTCCCACACGCCCACAACGTCGACGTGTGGCTCGGCGGCGACGGTGGCGACGAGCAGCGCGGTCGTGTCATCGGAGAACGACCCGTCCAGGGCGACCACGACCTCGGACCCGTCCGGTACACCGAGCCCGGTCGAGAGCCCGTCCCAGACGCCGGGGGCCAGGAACGCGCCGTCCGTCTCGGTGACGAACTGGCACAGCCGGGAACGTCGGTAGGTGGCCTCGCGCATCTTCGGGGGCAGCAGCGCGGTCATCGCGTCCCGGTGCGCGAAGTCGTCCAGCGCCGGGCACGCCAGCTCCCAGCAGTGCGCACAGTCGGGAGGGTGGTCCTCGAAACCGGCAGCGGAGAACTCCCGCCACACGAACGAGGCGTCCTCGGGATGCTCGGCGGCGTACTGCCTCATGTCGGCCAGCACGTTGTTCAGCGGGTCCGGGCCGGGTGTGCCGATGCCGAGCAGCGTGGACTGTTCCCGCTTGCCCTGCGCGAGTGCCAGGACCTCGTACACGTCGCGGGACACGACCCCGATCTCGTCGAGGATCGCCAACGTCGGGTCGAGCCCTTCGAGCCGCTTCGGCTCGGCCGGCAGACACACGAACGACGCGCCCCGGTCGGGCACCATCAGCCGATCTTTGAACACCTGGACGCGGCTGGACAGGTCCTCGTTCAGCTCGACCATCCGGGAGGCGGTGGAGAACACGATCCCGGCCTGGCGCTCGTCGGTGGCGGCGACCACGACGGATGCGCCCTCATCCCCGAGCATCAGGTCGTACAGACCGAGCGCGGCCACCAGCGTCGACTTGCCCTGTCCTCGCGGCATCATCCAGCCGGCCAGGCGCGGACGCGGGTACGGGTCGAGCACCGAGGCGCACAGCTCGACCTGCCACGGCCGGAGCCTCATCGGCCTACGCGAGCCGGTGCCCTTCGGCGTGACGATGAACTTCGCGGTGAACGCGGCGAACCGGGCAGCACCGACAGAGCGGGGACAGAACGGCATCACAGACGCATCGACGGCAGCCTTCGGTCCGGCCTTCATGGCAGGCTCCCGTCATGGCCAACATCAAGAACGAGAACGCTCGTCTCGCCGTTGCTGTCATGACCGAATGGCTGAGCAACGTCGATGGCGATGCAGGCGAAACGGTGCTTTCGGTCATTCAGGACCGCGGGAAGGGTGACGACTTGCGCGGCGCCCTCGACATCATCGCTGGCTTTGTAACGCTGAGCGGAACG